GTCTTGCATATACTGTGCATTCCAATTTCTTGGTGAGATAGATGCTTTAACTTTTTCTAATTCTTCTAGTGACCAATATTCTGGCCACACAGGTTTTCCTGTTTCTAAGATTGCAGAAAACTCAATTAGTTTCCATTTATCTGATTTTAATTCTGATTGATTTTTTAATAGTCGTCCTGTCAAATCATCTTGAGCCCAACGAGTCATAACCAACAAGATGGAACCACCTGGTTGTAAACGCTGACGTGGACCAGAAGAGTACCACTCGTATGCTCTCTCCATGGCAGAATCTGATAGAGCATCTTGTTCCGTATGTGGGTCATCGATAATAAGTAAGTCCGCCCCTCGTCCTGTGATAGAACCGCCTACACCCGCTGCAAAGTATTCCCCGCCATGATTGGTCTCCCATCGGCCTTTAGCCTTACTATCTTCTCTAAGTTTAACATCTCCGAATATTTGTTTATAGTCTTGAGTCTCCATTAAGTTACGAACCTTACTACCAAACCTTCCAGCAAGTTCTGCGTTGTGAGAAACTTGCATGATTTTCATTTTAGGATATTTACCGATCATCCATGCTGGGAATAGATAAGATGCAAATTCTGATTTTGTATGACGCGGTGGCATATTAACGATCAGTCTACCTCCTTTTGTTTTAGAAATTTTAGTTAACTCATACGCAATGTGCTGATGGTGGCCCCACTTTTTTGGGTCCCTTTCTTTTCTGCAAATAAAATCTGGCCAAACAGTTTGTACAAAATACAAAAAATTATCCTGACAAAGTTTAATATGTTGGATAAATAATTTTTCTACGTTATCTCTTAACTGCTCAGTGGTTAATAATTCGTGAGACATAAGTTTTTACTACTGTATACTTGTATGTAATAGGTTGTAAAGTCCTAACGCTAAGATACATAAACGCTGTTAAAGGGGGGTCGGGTAGGCCGAAAGCCCTACCTAGATTGAGTAGGGCTTTGGTACCTCTATTGGTATCGGATACAGTTCAGCTTAGGTCTAAATAGATTGGATACTCTAGACCGATAGTGTGTAAGGTTAGCACTAGAACATTTTAATACTCTTAGCTTATGGATAGGTCTCAACTTATAACTACCCATAACACATTGATATACATTCCGAGAGCAACCGACATAATCAACTCTATTATTCTTAGAGTTAATAAGCAGATACACCCCCGAGATTATCGGGGGTATATCGTTAGCGTACTTAATTGATATCTTGCTCATCAGTAGCTTTGCCGATTAGCAAGTTAAGTACATCACCCATTTTATTAATAACTTTATTTCTAAAGTCATCAGCTAAAGGGTTTCCATGATTAACTAAAATAAATTCTTCAACCGCACTCTCTAAGAATTTATAAAGTATTTCATAGTTAAGACTTCTAACTCTCTCATCATTTATGAGAGAGTTAATTCTTGATGTATCCACATTCGTTCCAACTTTTTGTGCTAACAAAGTAGAAATTAAATTAGAGGGCAAATTATTATTTGGCATTGAAACCCCCTAAATCTTTTTTAATTGCTACATCATAGTCAGCATTAAAAGGTTTGTACTCAACTGTATCAATCGTTTTGTAAAACTTATTAATACAATCAAGTAATTCACTATCATTAATTGATTTAACATACTCAATAAAAGAATTTGAATCGAATCTTTTTTGAGTTCGTTTAATCATCTGAACAAAAGTTTTGTCATCTATGATAACAATATTTGTGTTCACTTTGTCAAAAATACCCGCAACAATATCTTTAGTATCCATTCTTAATGCTGAATACTTTTTAAAAAGATATGATTGAGCAACATAGCTTTTGAGTATTTTTTTATCTGCACTTGTTATTAAAGGCAGTTCTTGTTTTACTCTTTTACTCATTACTTACTCCTTTGTTTGTTGTTAAATAAGATAATTTATTTATCTTATCTTAGATAAGATAATTATTTTTAAGCAAAGTTCAATAGTTAAAAAAAATAAATTTTTACTATTTTTATCGGTTTGTGGATAAAAAAGTCTTTCATAGATTGACACAGATTAACAAAATCAAAGTCCAATGACCTGCCATACCTAGCCATTTTAGAATTTTTTAAAATTAAATTTCCATCTGGTCTAGCAGGGGGAGATGCTGGGGGAATATATTTATATTTAAAATTAGAAATCTAACGAGAACGAGAACGAGAACGAGATTGGCGAGTGGTCTATAACAGGAGCTACTCTGACAAAAGACCACTCATAACGGGTATAGTTTGGGAAACTCCCCTTGGTCATACCCTAACCGTGAACGAGGCACTCAGTATCCGTATTACTTAACAAGGTTATACTTCGTAAGCCAATGCCTCTAAACTATTTACCACCAACTTGAATAGAACACATGTCGCCCCTCTTCAAGTTCTTTTTTTGCTTTCTCAAATATTTCAATGTCCTCTTTCTTCTGCTCTTCAACATCTTCATAACTGTAGCTATCATTACCAAAGAAAAATCCTTGCGTGGAAGGTAAATTATTTTTCTTAATAGCTTCAATCACCTCATCTAAGTCCTCACGAGAAACGTAATACCTAAGACAATTAAAGTTCTCATCAACATCAGGGTGTCGGTCTAACCACTTCTGTTCAAACCAACCATGCAAACGATTGTGCTTTCTCCAATACCCAATCTCCTGCTCCTGCTCTTCTTCGCCTTCTTTCTTTTCTCTGTTCTCTACTTCAAACGCTTCAAGATGTTTATCGCTACTAACGAGATACATATCTAAGCCCATATTTTACTCCTTGTTGTTGTTTGATTATATATTATCATGATGGGATAATAATACAATCGCTTTCTAGTTGTATTTATAGGTCATAATGACGCACCTACGAGATTAAAACATGCTTCCAACTCCTTTGATTAGTAGAACTATTAACAGCGCCAGAACTCCTAGCAGATGTAAAAAACCACCACCGACAAACGCCGCTAATAAAACAAGAACCGAGACTATAAATACAATTCCCATTAACGAGCTTCTCTGATGAAGGAACTCACCAGCTTCCTTCCTGCACCCTTTGCAACTAGTCCAATCACTACACCAGCGGGATCGTGGAAACGGAGATCGTGCTTATCACCATCTATAACTTTTTTCCCCTGATAAGTACGAGGCAACTTGTCCCTGAAGACAACGGCAATGTTACGTCCTGCCTTCTGAGCTGCAGCCAGCTCCTGATCATTGCTCCCAGAATCCGAGAAGGTCAAATGATAGTTACGAGGTAACGGCGCGAGTGCTCTATTAAGTACTTTAGTGTAATCATAGAACTGTACATCAGGATGGCGCTGCATCAGTGTCTGGCCCTGGATCCAGGTGAACCGTTCCCAGGCGAGATCTGAGGTCCCGTTGAGTCGTACGGCAAACTTGAATCCTTTACGCTTCGCACGAGCTTTTAGTTTACCTATCTCCTGGTCCAGCTGCTGCATGAACTCCTGGCGGTTTTTCCAGAAGAGTTTTGTTTTACGTATACGAGCCTTCTGAACCGAGCCCATCTGTCCACGTCCAGCAGTATTCAAACACGCTGCAGCGCATTCTTTAGATGCTGAAGGACACACGTTCTTCCCTGAAAGTTTAAACGGAGCGAGGTGGAGGATGGCCGTCTTCCATCCCCACTTTTCTCCCTTTGCCATTTTAGTTTGAGAATTATAATTAAGCAGCATGAACAACCTTCGCCCAAGTTTTATTGTCTGCGTTTAGTTTCAATAACACTTGTTTAGAATAGATCGACCCAATCTCATCGAACAATCCTAACTGGCTACCGTGTACCTCACAAAGAATAGTTTGCTTAACTCCCTTTCCTTGTTTTGGACTTTCCATTATTTTAGCTGTGACATGATGTAGCGGGTGGAGATGATTCGTTTTAATAACATCTCCTTTCTTTAGGTCGCAGAAATTAATTAGCGTTTGTTTTTTAAATGTTATACTCATAGTTTCCTCCTTGTTATCCCATCTATATAAGATGCTAGTCAACTAATGTCAAGAGCTAAATAAAATTTTTTTTGATCCAAATCAGGAAGCAGCTCACCAGATGGAGCTTCTAGTTTATTACACGCCACCGCGTGTAAGAACTTTAAACGAGAAACGGGAGAAGCATGCAGCTCCCTGAAGGAGCTGCAGTCCATAGTTATAAATTACTGTACAATCCTATGACAACGAGAACGAGAACGAGAAATAAGATGAACCCCATTCTATAGTTCTGCTTCAAACCCGCAAGATCCATTCTTCACAACGCATTCGTGGATCTGTTCTCCTAATTCTAAACGAGCATACCATTTGAGCAGTGGCAGTTGATCTTCTTCCTTTAAACCTATCTGCTCTTTCAACATCTCTCCATTGTAGCCATTGTTCTTTTTAAAGAAGTCGTCCAGCTTCTGCTTCCAGTCACCCAACTCTTTCTTACACACCTCAATCCCTTTTACTATGTTCGCGAGATCGTCTTGATTGAAGAAGTAGTTCAGATGGGAACATTCTCCTGCTGAACCGAAGAAGTCAGCGTCATCACTATCCTGAACGGCAAACCAGAACTTTCCTTCTATATCACCTGTGTAGTATCTACCCATATTTCCTCCTTGTTTAATTATCCCATCTATATAAGACAATATAAAGAAATGTCAAGTGGTCTTTTTGGTCGCACCCAGTTCCTTCGCAGCGTCCCTGAGCTGCATCACCATCTGGGATCCAGTGTTCTTTGTTCATCATCAACGGGAAACGGGCACTGGCAACGAGAAACGGGACAACGATCCATCGTCACCTGCAGCGGAGCTAGTGGTGAAGGAGGATGGCCCTGAGCTCATCCCAACGAGAAACGGGAACGGGGTCGGGTGTGCTGTGTACGAGAACGAGATTTGTAATATCGTTAGGGACGCCTGCAACCCTGTAAGTTTCTATAGCTCGCTTCGAGAGGG